TTAAAAGTCTATCGGTTGGTATACCTTTACCTACAGCCTTAGCTGACTCATAGTTCAAAGTCTCAATTCCAAAGTGAGCATACTTAATTCCAATATCTCTCAATAATGATATTTGTTCTGGGTGAGCATGTAATAACTCAAGTCTTAAATAACCTACCCATTCAATCGGTACACCAAGACGATTGATTGCTCTTTCCATTGCTCTAAGTTTATCCATGGATTCATTGACAGTATCACACATCATAAAGTATCTTGTAGTACCAAACAAATCATAGTTATTTTTTAATTCTCTATAGATTGATTCCTCTGATCGAATATACTTGTCTGCTTTTGGGTCTCTACCAATCAAAGCAAAACCACAGAACTTACATTTAAAACGACAACCACGAGATATTTCCATTGGTAATACCTCATTAGGTAATATAATATCATCCTCACAGAATACTGGAGCCATATTATGGAAATCGTGCATAGATGCTTCAGGATCAAAGCGATAAATCTCTGGTAATTCTACTTTGTCTTTTAACTCTTTTGTGAATTTAATAACCGCTGTCTCTGCCAGACCTTGGATCCAATGATCAAATGGATTCATTCTCCACATGACTTCTGCATTTGGACCTCTACCACCTAACACCAACCTGACATGAGAATGATTTTTCTTTAGATGATCTAACAAATAACGAAATGTTTCCATTGTCTCCAATTCATGATAAATTGCATTGTCAATATCATTCATTCTTCGATATTGAAATTGTCCTAATATTTTATCTTTAGGATCAATTTGTCTTCTACTTCTTTCTGTAATACCTGCTCGGACTCCTAGATCCTCAGCCTTACCTTTTTCAGTTACAAAATTCATAAATGTACAACTGAATCCACAGAACAATGTATTTTCTCCAATGATTTTATCTACAAGATCAAGAAGTTCGTTTTTCTTTACCTTAAGTAACCAGTGAAGTTGATCCACTACTTTAACTGAATATCCGGCTTCTCTTAATTTTGTTGCCAGTGCATAAGGACCCATTCCTTTCACAGGAACAAGATAGTTTGTTACATCAGCAAATAATATTATATCAAATGTTTTTATATTTTTCATATTGTGTATTTATTATGTGGTTATACCAATCAATATCCTCCTGATAGTACGTATTAATTATTTTGCTTTTCTTAATTATCTTTATTGCCTCTGCATCATTTGTATGATCTGATGGATTTATATCAGTAGGGACTTTGTTCCAATTAAACCATTTATGAAACTTTATATTATATTGCACACATTTAGGTCGCAGCTCTGCGTTTAGCTTGTCAATTAGAAAGATGTAATCTAGTGGTAATGGTATTTTATTCCTACATGTTATTTGTCGCCAGAAATGAAAGTTAGGCATCTCTGCTTTTATTTCTCGGATACCTTTCTTGATTAATTTTTTAGGATCAGTTTCACCTCTTGGTGTACCATCTGGTAAGGGATGTGAAAATAATTCTTTACAACCTGACCAGAATCTACTATAAGGATCCCTTATTACCATAAACAGAGGTAGATTTGGATTTTTTTCATACCAAACTTGTTTATTCATGTACTCTGTAAATCTTGATGCGTTTTTATATATCTCTATGAATAGAGGTCTTTTTGGTTTCATTTTTTCTTTTTACGATAAGGTTTCAATGGTTTCATTTGTTTTAATTTACCAGGTGTTGGTTTCTGTAATATACCTAAATTTTGTAATTCTTTCTCAGTCCATATTTGAAAATACCAACCTCGATCAAGTGCATATTCCTGAGCTGCCTGCCATTTATTTTGATTTTTGACATATGTTAAAGCTTCACTAATATATCTTTTTGACTTGTTAGGATTTTTAGGTAATTTTGTTTGTTTCTCTGGTTTTATTTCAATTAAATATGTTTTATTTTCTTTTGTTGTAAACTTTAAATCCATAAAATAACGATGATACCTTTTATCAACATCATAGAAATATGGTATTATAACCTCCTCTGACGACCATTCCTTTATATTGGAATTTCGATCACACCATAAAAAACATTGTTTCTCCCACTGGGATCGGTAAATAACATTTGTAACATCACCTCTATACTTGTGTGCATTTACAACTCGATATTTTCCTGTGTATGTTTTCATTTAGCCTTTATAAATAAACATATTAAATGTTATTTATTAGGTACTTACATGGCGATAACCAACATAAAAGAAACCATTAGACAAATCGGCCAAGATTATATTCAGCAAAAGTTTGGACTTTCAAATGGACCCAATGTTCGCCGGTATCCTTTAAATCAAGATGAATATAAGGCATCTGTTGAATTTACAACAATTTCGGAGGAACCAGTTACACCCACTGGACTTACATCAGATGTTGCTGATATAGGAAGTTCTTTTGTAAACTCTGTTACAGGATTTTTTAATCGAGATACGTCAACTGATGGGGGTGAAAATGAATCTGTTGCTGGGGTAAATGACGGATCAGAGGAAGCAAGTAATGCTTTACTTTCTCATAATGGGGTAAGCAATGAAACACCTACAAAAAGATCCAGAGATAGACTTGAAACAGTATCATTATATCTCATGCAACAATTACAATTTAATGATGTTGCAAAATACAATAATATTGATTTAGGTATAGGAGGCGCAGCACTTCAACAAGGGCTTCAAAATGGACAAGGTGTATTAGGTGCTGGAATAAGAACAGGATCTGAAATTTTTGGTGCATTTACAAACGGTGGTGCTGGAGCTGTAGGTAGTTCAGCAATGGCAAGACTTGCAGCATCTGTTGTTACCTCCTCTATAAATGATGTTGCAGGTGGTGCAGTGAGACTTGCAACACAAACAACCGTGAATCCTAATGCTAGAACACTTTTTGAAGCACCAGAAATTAGAATATTTACATTCACATTTAAATTAATACCTACATCTAAAGTAGAGGCTGAAGCAATTAAAAGCATTGTAGCATTTTTTAGAAAAGAAGTTTACCCTACCGAAATTCTTGCAGCAGGTATTTCTGTTGGTTATGAATTTCCAAATAAATTTGAAATAAAGGTAAAATATAATGGTCAAATTATACCTGGTACTGAGATAGCAGATTGTTATTTAACACAGGTACAAACAACGTTTAACCCTACACAAATGGGATTTCACGAAGATGGTAACTTTAATGAAACTGATCTTACTTTAACATTTAGAGAAACAAGAGCTTTATCAAAAACATTCTTTGGTGGACAACCTATTGAGGCTGGTGAAGATATTGTTGCACTTGAGGCTGAACAGGAGGTTTAATGTCACAGTTTTTTAGAAATTTTCCTAAAGTTCCTTACAAGTTTGGTGATGAAACAGATTATAACCTTATGGATAATCTAGCAAAATATAGTGATTTCTTTGTGAACGTAAAAGATCAAGTATCATTTATGCAATACTATACAGTACTTGACGGTGATAGACCAGATACCTTATCATATAAACTTTACGGCTCTCCAGATTATCACTGGACATTTTATTTGCTTAATGAGCATTTAAGAGAGTCAGGTTGGCCATTATCAGAACACGAAATTGAAGTCCAATTAGCAAAGAATTTTCCTTACATTGCAATTACATCTAACTGTAAAGATCAGGGTGGCGATAAATTAAACAGCGATGTTGATGATGATAATATTGGTGCAATCTTTCTTGTAGGTACAGAGGTAACAGGTAGAGAAACCTCACACGATGCTGTAATTGTTGAAAGAAATATTGATATTGGACAATTTATTTTACAACCTTTGACATCGGCCGATACATTTATAGGTGATTCTTTTCTACGATATAATCCGGGCGACGGTGAACAAACATTACAAATCATAGAAGTCAATGATCAAAAAGATGCTGTACATCATTATGAAGATTCCGATGGTGTGTGGCAGGATATAAATCCATTTGAAATTACAACAAGAACCCCAGTTGGATTAACAACTGTTACATTAGAAGATAATTTTAGAAATAAAAATGATGAACTGAAACAAATAAAAGTATTAAGACGAGAGGTTGTAAAAACAATTACCTCTGAATACTTTAAATCAATTAAAAGATAATGTCCACACATGTACAAACTCCTTGGAAATTAAGTAGAGTAGTAATTACTTCTGAACGATTCAAAAATCAACCCTTGGATGTTACATCTTTAGTTTCCAACTTAACCCTTTTTGAAAATATTGAAAGACCTTACCTTACTGGTAATATCTTTATTTTAGATGATAGTGGTTTGTTTGATGGTAGTGGTCTTTATGATATTAGAGGAACAGAAACGATTTCAGTAACAATTGAAGGAAATGATAAGTCCTTCAATATAATGGAAGAAAGAAAATTTAAGATTACATCCATTAAATCAGAAGCAAAAGGTAATGATAGATCGGCTGTATTGGTCTTTAATCTTGTAGACGAGTATTACTTTAATAACTATTTAAAAAGATTTAGTAAATCATTAAAAGGTACACCTGGAAAAATTATACAGAATATTGTTGAAGGTGAACAATTATTAAACACAAGTTTTTATGGTTGGAGTGGTGATGCTACTCAGTCAAAAATGAAAGTTATCATTCCATATTTAACACCTTTAGGTGCAATAGAATGGATAAGAGACAGATCAACAACATCAAATGGAAGTCCTTATTTTACATATTCAAATCTTTATAATCAAGGTGTGTACTGGAGATCGCTTGATGATATGATAGGTGGTGGATATAGTATTAATAATGATCCGTATGCTGGATATTTTCCTTTTACAAATTCAACTGCTCTTGTAAACGATGCCAACGAAAGGTGGTTTCCAGAACCAGAAGATCAGATAATAGAGGAAGTTGAATTTACTGATAGACATAATCTATTAAAACTTATTAGAACAGGTGCTGTAGGCTCAGAAATTAGTAACTTAGATGTAAATAAAAATATACCTGATAGATCAATTTATAGTTCTAAAATACATACAGATACACTTTCAACTAATGGTATTATTCCTATAGAAAATAATAAAAGCAAACAAAATATTATAGATGATATATCATTGGTTGATGGATTACCTATACATTATTATCAGTCAAGATATTTTGCACAATTAAGTCTTGATAAGGTATATGGAAAATATAATAGTTATTATGACGATGCTGATAGAGTAAAATTAAGACATAGAGTCGAAAGTATGGCATTAAAAAATATGTTACAAACAAATGCAATATCATGTAGAATGAATGTGGGTCTTTTATTCTCGGCTCAGTCCGGTGTAGGCGATGTTGCAAGTTTTGTTTTTAATTCCAACAACTCATCAAATGATCAATCATCTGGAGACGAGATAATTGATAGAGAAAAATCTGGAGACTATTTACTGTATAGTATATCGTATAACTTTACAAGAAACCAAAAGCCTATATGTAACGTGAAGGCAGTTAAACTTGCAAACAATTATAATCAATGAAAATTATAAGAACATTACAAAGAGAATTTTATGGAGACAGTACTCGGTGGTTTGTAGCAACTGTTGTAAATGCTACTCCTCATTATGGGTATGAAGGTCGAGTAAAAATTAGAATACATGGTGTTCATTCAAATAAAGTTTCAGATATACCTGAAGCTGATTTACCTTGGGCATCTATTGTTATTCCTACAACAGAGGAAGGTGTTTCAGGTTTAGGGAAAAATCCAAAGCTTACAGCAGGTTCAATTGTATTTGGTTTCTTTTTAGATGGAGAAAGTTCACAATTACCTGTAGTATTAGGTTCATTACCTAGAGAGGATTATCCTACAGAAACACAATTGACAAATTTATTTACAAATGATTTTGAAACGCCTATAGGCACACCAATAAGTAGCACACTTACAAGTGAAACAGAAAAAAGAAGAAGAAAAAGATCTGAATCAATGAAATTTTTTATTGATAGTGGCTATACAGTAAATCAAGCTGCAGGTATTGTAGGTAATCTGGACTATGAATCAAGATTTATAACAACAGGTTCAGGTATTGCAAAGTGGAATGATACGAGAAAAAACAACCTTGTATCGTTCTCTCAAAAATTTGTATCAGCACCTGAACTTAGTGAAAACTTCCAAATACAATTAAAATATGTTCTTTATGAATTACGAACAAATAAAACAATTGCAAATGGCAAGTTACTTAAAGCAACAACAATTGAAGGCGCGAATGGCTCAGCTGAGACTATTCGTAAATTTTACATAAATAATTCTAGTAAAACAGCTTCGGATGATATTTTAAGTTGGTGTATATTGGCTAAACAAGAGATAGCATAATGAGTTTACAAGATAAAAAAACTGAGATACAAGAGGATTATACATTAATTACAGAAGGATTAATTGATAGCTCTAGTAGCACTCTTAGAGGATTTAGAGGTATCACAAAGGATATTGCAATCACAAGTGGTAATATTACAAGTATTGGTAATTTGCAACAATCTGTTACCGGTGATGCAAGTAGTGTATTAGGTTTTACTGTATCAGGTGAATCAGGACAAAAAATTGTTGTTGAAACATTACCCACAGGAATAAGAGGTCTTACAGCAATAGTAGATCAAAAATATGGTGCATATACATCTGTAAATGATCTTATTGGTGATATCTCTAGTAAAATACCAGCTGCAGATGTAAGTTCAATTACAAGCAGTGTTTCAGCAATACAGGCTAAAAATCTAGGTGCAATCACCTCCACAATTACAGGCGGAAGTGGGCAAACAATTTATGATAAATTTACAGGTTTTAACTCAAATTTAACTGAGTTAAATTCACTGTCATCAGCTGAAAGAGTCGAACCCACAACATCTGATCCTTATCGTTGGAATCCTAATACAAGTCTATCCGCATTTGAAAAACCATTAAATGTTGGTGCTACTCAAGCTGACTGGTTTACAGCCAATAGGTCAACAATGAATTTCAGTTACATTCAAACTGTAGAGGAATTAAAAGCTGATATAGCAAAAATTAATAGAGCATATACAAGTGTTATTGTTCATTGGTCAAGAACATTTACAAACCAAAACATAGGAGCCGAAGAGTTAAATAGTGATCATATCACTCTAGGAAAAGATGGATTACAGTATCACTATGTAATACGCAGAGATGGTTCACTTCAAAGAGGAAGACCCATTGAAACATTATCTGAACACACAACACTATTGGATTATAATACAAGATCCATAGGAATATGTTTTATAGGTGGATATAATTGTTCATCATTAGAGGAAGATCCAGATGAATTTATATCAGCAAAGTCACTTACAAGATCACAGATGACAACATTTGAAAAATTTTGTAGAGAGTTTTTATTAAAGTATCCTGGTGCAGAAATTTTAGGACATAGTGATATTGATCCAGACACCAATGATCCAGGATTTGATGTTCGAGGTTATGTTGAACATATCTTTAATAAAAAATCTTTAATTGATGATACAACTGCTACAAATGCGCTTGGACCATCTGATATAGTAAATACGGAACTAACATGAGTTTAAAAACAGAAGAACAAGTTGTTGATTTAAACAGAGGCGTAAAGAGTGAGGGAATGCTAGATGCATCTGCAGAGCATCCTAAGAAAAATTATTTCTTTGAGTCATCAATTAATAAAGCAGCTCGAGGTTCAAAAGTAAATGAACTTAAACTTTCACATGCTCTTGATACAGATATTTTATTACCTGATCAAAAAGCATCAGAGTATCCATATAATCAAGTACAAGAAACAGCATCAGGTCATGTCATTGAGATTGATGATACTCCAGGTGGTGAAAAAATACTTATTCGACATAAATCTGGTTCAGGTATAGAACTTAGAGCCGATGGTAGCACAATTGCATCATCAAAGCAAAATAAAGTAGAAATTTCTGGTGCCGACCATACAGTTATAGTTGAAGGATCAGGTAAACTAATATACAAAGGCGACCTAAATGTCCATGTTACAGGAGATTATAATTTAACTGTAGGTGGTAATATTAATGTTTCTGGTGGAGATTTAACTGAAACATATGATAGATCAATAACTACCACTGTAGGTAAAAATGAAATAAAAACAATTAAAGGTAGTAAGGAAACCAAAATCGTTAAAAATAATACGGACTTAGTATTAGGTGATAAGATTACTGCAGTTAAAGGATTATATGATACTGAGGTTTCAGGTCCTATAGAATTTAATACAGGCAATACATTTACAACCACTGCAAAGGATAGATATGCGATATCATCTAAAGCTGTAGGTATTACAGGTATGAATGTATCAGTATTAGGTGCTGCAGGTACAATTGGTGGTCAATCAGTAATGCACGTTGGTAATGTATTCTCTGGTATAGATGATGCATCAGGTGGTAATCAAAAAGTTGCTACATTCTATGGAAGTTTAGTAGGTAGAGCAAAAGAGGCAGATTTAGCAACAACAGCAAATGATGCAAAGAATGCTGAAAAGGCAACATATGCAGACACTGCTGGTTTGGCAACTGTAGGAACACCTGTACCAACATCACCTGTTGATGTATCAGAAGTTTACACATTTGATACTGAGTCACCAAGTACATTCCCAGAACCTACAACTATTGCTGATATTTTATTTAAGAGTTCAGTTGCACCAAGACACGTTCAAGTTGATCCTAGAGATCTAATTAAAAATAAAATACTAAAAATAACCGAATATGCATCTATTACAGACAAGGATGTAAATATACATGAAATAAGAGCATTATTAAGAACACCTTCAAATAAATCCAATGTCACATTTGTAGGACATCTTGTTGCTCAGAAAAAATTATCAGAACGATACGGTACAACCGAACCTAATGCTCACGATGGTAGAAAAGTAGGATTAACACCTACAAGTAGATTTGGATATGAGGAATTAGGTAATAATGCAATACAAGATAAAAGTAAAAGATTTACACCAGCGGAAAGATCATGATTATATTAGTTGACCCACTCTATAACCCTAATTTTAAAACAGCAATTACATCTGGAACTAAATTAACAAGTAGTATTACTGTATCCAAATTTTTAGGTGCTGTTGGAACACCTACCACAATAGAGGAACAAACCGCGCAAGGTACAGATTTAAATCAACTTGCAAGAAATTTATATCTTCATGCAGAAGCAATAAAAATGGTTAATGAAACTTCTGCATTTAATAATATTACCTTAATACCTTCTGAGGTTATATACCCTGAAGGTAAGATTGTTTATTATCATGTTGTTGATAAACAAGGTAAGGTATCATTATCAGCATCATTTGATGTAGCAGAATTTTGGAAAGATTTTATAAACTTTAATAAAATTACTCTATCATATGATGAATATAATTCGGACGGTTCGTTATTTGTTTCAATTGGACTTGAAATGCCTAGCGTACCTACATCATTTGATGTAACATTTTCAAAAAGTATAGCAACTGAATTTAATGGTAACATCAAAAGCTCAACACAATTAATTGAATATGTACCATAAGTGGTATAAATAAAACTATTATGGCACGAAGATTATCAGCTGAAGACACAAGTTTAACAACAAGTATTGTTTCTTCTAGGACTAGAAAATATAAGGATATAGATTTAACGTTTGCAAAAAGAACAAACGGAGAAGTCTATAAAAAACAGGATGCCAATTCTGTAAAACAAGGTATAAAAAATTTATTATTTACAAATAAATTAGAAAAACCATTTAAACCTAGATTTGGCTCTAATATAAGTTCATATTTATTTGAAATTGCAGATAATAATACTGCATCTGAAATAAGAGAGGAAATTAAGACTGCAATTGAGGTCTATGAGCCTAGGGCAAAAATATTAAATCTTTCAGTTGTACCTTACGAACCAAATAATGAACTTAGAGTTTCATTAATATTTCAGGTTATAAACACAACGGAAAAAGTAAATTTTTCTTTTTCAATAACAGGATTAAGATAAAATGGCAACGACAATTAAATCAACCTCACTAGATTTTAATAGTATAAAGAATAATCTTAAGTCGTTCTTTGCTGCACAAGATGAATTTGCAGATTATGATTTTGAAGCATCAGGTCTTTCAAATATACTTGATGTTTTAGCTTACAATACTCATTATAATGCGCTTACAGCAAACTTTGCATTAAATGAATCCTTTTTAGGGACTGCTCAACTGAGAAGTTCCATAATTTCTCTCGCGACCGCAATTGGTTATATCCCAGACTCTCGGATTTCCTCACGTGCTACTGTAACATTACAGATTAACTACTCAGGAAGTCCGAAGCCTGATACAATTACAATGCCAAAAAATACAAAATTTACAACCTCGATTGATGATACAACTTATACATTTCAAACAAGAGAGGAATTATCAGCAACGGAAAGCGATACAACTGCTGGATTATATACCTTTGTTACTGCTGGTGGAACATCAGCCGTTAGAATTTACGAAGGGGCACAAAAAACAAAAACGTTTATTGTCGGACCCTACGAGGAAAATACAACATATGTAATACCTGATAAAAATTTGGATATTACATCTGCAGAGGTAAAGGTATATGATTCACCGTCATCTAGTAATTATGTAACATACACAAACATTACAGATGCGACTCAACTTAAGTCATCATCTACAATTTATATTTTAAAAGAGGCTCCAAATGGATTTTATGAATTAACATTTGGTGATGGTAATGCATTAGGTATTACACCTACAGCAGGAAAACAAATTGTGGTTGATTACCTTTCAACAAAAGGTGAATCTGCAAATGGTGCTAGTGTATTTACACCTACAGCACAATTAGAAGGACAGACAATTACAGTTTCAGTTCCTTCAAGTGAAACATCAATTAAATCAATATCTGGTGCTGAAAAAGAATCAATAGAATCTATTAGAAAAAATGCACCTTTTCTATATGCATCACAAAATAGAATGGTTACAGCAGCCGATTACAGTGCACTTATTTTAAGAAAATATTCACAGTATATTGATGATTTATCCTCCTGGGGAGGTGAAGAAAATCTTGAACCAGAATACGGAACAACATTTGTATCAGTTCAATATAAATCGACCACAGGTGATGCTGATAAGACCACGGTACAGGACGGTATTATTAACCTTGTAAAAGATTTAGGTGTTATATCATTTAATATAAAATTTAAAGATCCAATTGTAACATTCATTGAATTGGATACATTCTTTCAATTTAATCCTTTATTAACAAGTGTATCGGAAAATAGTACAAAAACTTTATGTACACAAGCAATTACAGATTATTTTGAGGATACGGTATTATTCAACACAACTACTAAAACAGGTAAATTTGGTAGATCATTTAGAAGATCCAATCTTCTTACAGATATTGATGCTGTAAGTCCTGCTGTATTATCATCTAGGTGTGATGTCAGAATGCAACAAAGACTTGCACAAAATCAAGCATCAGAAGATGTTACAACTGCAGGATATTTGGTTTTAGGTACTGCAAGAACATACAATTTACAATATCCGGCTGCAATTGCTCAAGCAGATGATAAAAACTATATTGTTACAAGTAATAGTTTTACGTATAATGGTATTACATCACAGATAAGAAATAGACTAAATTCAAATGTTCTTCAAGTTGTAAATGCCGCTGATCTTACAGTTATTGTAAGTGATATTGGAAGCTTTGATGCAAGTGCTGGATCAGTTACACTTACAGGCTTTGCACCTACCGATACAGGTGGTAATACATATTTAAAAATTTCTGTTGTTCCTGCTAATCAAAGTGCAGTTGCTCCAGTAAGAAACAATGTTATAGGATATGATGATGCTAGGTCATCCATTAGAACAACAGTAACATCAGCAACAACTTAGGTATATCATGGCTCATAGAGATTGGGACGATAGGAAACGAAGAGAAATAAATCTTTCTACCTATAAGGTAAAGGAGATTTTACCTTCGTATTTCCAAGAGGATTATCCTACTCTTGTTACGTTCCTAGAAAAATATTTTGACCAATTAGATTCAGATTCACCGTCAGAATTATTACGACATATATACGAAAAGAAAGATATTATCCAAACAGATTTGGATTTACTTCCTTTTATTGAAGATGAGTTATTATTAGGTCAGTCATACTTTAAAGGATTTTCTAATCCTAGAACAGCAGCCGAATTTTCAAATAATCTCTATCGAAGTAAAGGATCAAAATACTCTATAGAACAATTTTTTAAAATGTTTTATCAAGAAGATCCAGATGTAGTATTTGGTAAGGATTTAATATTTAAGCTTAATGATTCAGCCTCAACTGTAGGTGTTACAACAGATAAAAGAATAACCAATAACAGACTATATCAAATTTTTGGTTTGTTAATAAAAACAGGTCTCAGTATTGAGGATTGGAGAACACTCTA